CACCACCAGCGAAAACTGTTACGTTATTTGTGGCTGAACCAAGAAGTAATACGCCGCCATCGTTATATAGATAACCTGAATTTGGAGAAAAAATTGGAAACGCTGCTTCTGTATAGTTTGAGCTACAAATACCCATGTCAATAAAGTTATTTGTACCGTCACCAAGATCGTTATAAGCAACAATATCTGTAGAAGCGTTAGAGGCATCATTTAAGTTTTGTACATATAACTGAGCAAAACTAGGTTCATTAGCGTAAAACTCACCTAAAGAAGCGCCAAAGCTTGTATAAGAGCTTGCATTAGCGCCAACAACTGTAATTGGGCCTTGACGTAAAACGGTGGTGCCATCAGCTTCTTCAAAGACAGCACGTTCAGATGGGTAAGTAACAAACACATCTTTTGAACCAGCACTAAAGTTAACTAGCGCGCCAGCAGAAGAAGATGAGTAAACAGTATCTCGACTTAGTTGGTCAGGCGCTGTAAACGTACCTATACCAACTTCCCATTGGGATGTACCTTGGCCAGCAATACAGTAATACACCGTTGATCCCGTAGGAATGGCAGTGTTAAATGATTGAAATCCAACAACCGCACCTAATAGCGTGGCTGTACCTGTGCTAGTTACACTTGTAACCTCTTTAACGCGGTCTTTTAGTACAAGAGCCATGTCAGGCTCCTATTAAGCGATGCGAATGATAGCTGTTGTGTTCGTAGCAGCTGGGAACTGAACAGTAAAATCACCGTCAGTAGATGTCTTGTCGCTACCAAAGTCCAACACAGCAACCGCAGAATTACTTTGGCTGTTGTTGTAAATCAAAGCGCCACGAGCTGTGATTGTTGCTGAAGACCAAGTTGTGTCTGCAAAGTCAATGTAAGCTGTTGTACCTGATCCACCGTTGGTTGGCGTTGTAGTAACAGACAAAGTGTTACCACCTGTGCTGTAGTTACCAGTAGCGGCTACTTCACCAGAGGTTGTGTACGCAGTTGTATTGGCATCTAAAGTTGCTGAGTTTGTATACAGAGCAATCTTAAACGTGTTAGCTGAAAAGTTTTGCAAGCCATTCAAGAGTTGAATCTTGAAAGATGTTGGCATGTAGTTACCTGTAAAGGCCATTTTTTACTCCTGTTTATAACTTGTTGTACTGCAAACTTGTTTGTCCAGCGCGATAAGCATCGTTTCTTTCTAAGCCATCGCCAAGACGCTTTAACTGCCCTAATGCTTCATTATACTTTGCTTCAATGTTAGCAATCATATCAGCTTCGCCACGCATGTAAATATACGCTTCTCTTAGCGCGCCGTAAAGTAATACTGGATCATAATTATCACCAAGCCAGCTAGTTCCAGCGGTAACAATAGATTGTGGGTAGAAGAAGTAATGAAGCTCAACATTTAAATTAGCGCTTGGCGTTGGGCCTAGAATAAAGGCTAATTCTGTTGGGTTTGCAGAACGGGGGCCAAACAAAGCGTAGTATTTTGGCGTACCTGTATCTGTTGGGTTTGGATAAGCCTGGCGAATAAAGTTCACATCCTTATTAAGGAGGTACTCATAATCGCCATTAGCGGCTATCACAGCCATTGAATACACTGCGAGAAAGTCGGTAGGACAAGCTAAGTATGTATTACCAATGGTGCAAACGCCAGTTACGTTCTTACGTAACGCAGGAATCTGGACACTGTTATAAATACGTTCTTCAGCTTGCTCAACAAACGTAGCTATCTGTTCGGCAGATGTCAAATTACCAGCCGAAACTGGGAAGTCGTTTTCGCAATACGCTTGAATCCTAGCGGATAACTCTGTGTAGTTCATTAGGCCATTGGTCCGCGAGCTTTAAGACCTTTAGTGGCTGCACCAGTACCACGAATCTTAATACCATCTGTTTTCTCAGGAGCATAGTTACGCTTGCCCACATTGCCTACAGAGATATTCATCTTGTCCATACCGTTACCTGGCTTGGTCACAGCTGCTTTAGTCATTTTTTCATCCATTGTCTTACCTTTCATGGTATGAGGAGCCGCATAAACTTCAGCATCGCCAATCTCTTTACCCATTAATTTTTTGCTATATTTAGCCATGATTAGCCTTTTTTCTGGGCTGCAATCTTAGCTAGACCACGACCCATTTTCTTCATGTCAGCATTGGTTTTACCACCCTTGCTGCCAGTTGATTTTGGACCTTTTTCAATACCCATTCTTGGGCCTGAATCACCTAAGTTTTTACCTTTGGTTTTGCCTTGTTTTGTAATACCATCTGCGGCTTTTCTAAACATAATTTACTCCTAAGAAGTTATAACTGTAACTGTACCAACTTGTACTCTTGCAATCAAGTTATTTGGTGTTAATTCTGTATCAAAAAATCTTGCTCCACCTACAGGGTTCCAACCCCACTGAAAAATCCTACTACCTGCTTCTGGATAGCCAACACCTTGTTGTGTCACGCTATTCGCTAGCAACTCTTGCAACCCACTTGTACCAGAAACCTGATAACTAGTATCTGGTCTAGGATTTCTAAGAGCCTGTGGATCATCAACTGGATACATACCCAATGACAATTGAGGCTGGTCTGGCTCCCAACATTCTGGACATACCAAAATGTTAGTCTTTTTAGTCTTAATTGTTAGAGCTTTTAACTCCTTCAATTTATACCTTTGTGAGCAACGATCACATTCCGCAATTGCCCACTTACCAGAAGCAAAACGATTAGGCATAGAACATATTCCTTGGCACAAAGCGAAGAGGTGCTTTATCCCTATCTTCGTCTGCTGCTAACTGGAATTGCTGCTCATAATCACTCTTTAACATCATAATGCGGTCTGGTGATACCTCAGGTTTCTTCATGGCAATGTAATAAGCCAAGCCAGCTACCATGCAAGGTAAGAATCTGAATGGAATATCTTGGTCAGTAACACCTGTTCCAGCATCCTGTATACGGCGCATACGCCAGTAAACAAATGTGTACCCACCGCCAGCATTAGGAGTAGGCCAAACGTTGATTGAAGGCAGGTTTTGAGCGAATACAGAAGCACCTGTCAAATGAGCTGCTGCCACAGTATTGGCTTGACCGCGTGCGCAGTTTAAAAGCTGATTACCACTAACGTTAGAGTAGGCAATAGTTTCGTTATCAATCTTGATAAACCCAGAAACCGCTAATCCAACCGTTGATACCAAAGTAATTGTTGTGTCATCTGCATCAATAGCACCGTTTAAAGTTGACGATGCTAAGTTATTTGTTTGACCAGATTGGCGATTAATCCACACTTGAATAGGACGGCCAGTGGTTAGTTTATTTGGAATAGTAGAGTAAGTAGACTCACTAATACGGCTGATATTAATATCAATCTGATTAGGTCCTGCATTGTTTTGCCTAATTACTTGGTCTAAAAGGTCAATGGTGTTAACAGGAAGAGCATATGTAGCCTGTCCTGTATTCATCGTAATCTGGCCTTGTTCTACGGTCCAAAGGTTAATACCACGATTTGCCCACTCTACAGTAAGCAAGTTCATAGACCGTCTGGCTGTTTTAAAGTCATAACCAGTACGCAACTCAAGGCCACAACGTTCAAACGCTTCTTCAATTAGATCGTTAAGGTCTAGGTTAAACGTTGATGCGCTTGATGTTGTCATTTCTTAGCTGTCCTTGCTGACTTAATAAAGTCTGCTTTAGTTGGAGCGCCTTTGGATCCTGGCTTTCTCATTTTCTCACCAGATCCCGCGGCTATACGTTTTTTCTTTGCGGCGATATTGGCATACAAACCAACCTTACCACCTTCCGCATACTGCGTAAAGTCGGTATCATCACGCCTGGCTTTTTTCTTAGCGCTAGGCATTTTGCTTGGGTTTATATCTCCCATACCACGAGAGGCTCTCATACCATGCGTCCTTTTGTTTTGCCTTTGATAGCACAGCCGTCAGCACGTTTCGAGGCAGATGATACTTTACCGCCTTTAGCGTAACCTTTGTATCCACCTTCAGTGCCAGCTTGTTGTGGGCTAGATCTTCTGGCCTTTGCAGCCATTTGTTGTTTCTTCATGGCTTCTGCTTCTTTGGCTTGTTCTGCAGCTATGCGCTTATCATCTTCGCGATTTTCAATCTTGTTGTAAGCCACATTTCCTAGAAGACCCATGCCTTTAAGTAATTTAGGATTGTCAGCAACTACTGATGCACCAGCCCCTAAAGCACCACTTTTAAGTATGTCTTTTAATCCCATAATTAAATCCTTGTCTTTCCACGGATTGCACAACCATCAGCACGTTTTGATGCTGATGACACTTTGCCGCCTGTTTTGTAACCAGCTTCTTGATATGCCTCGTAATCACGGGCGCTTTCTGGTACAGACTCACGCATTTTCTTGGCAGACTTTTGATCATCACGAGCAGATTTAGCCATGGTTGTTGAAACTTTAGATAAGAAGTCTTTTTCACCTTCAATACCGCGAACCATTAGCTCACGAGACTTGTCTAGTTTCTCAACCTCTTTAACTGTTGGTTTGCGGATATTAGCCATTAGCAAGCTCCGCCTTTAGCCATTTTAATCATAGTACCTTTGGTGTGACCTTTAGATACACAGCCATCAGCACGAGTTACGCCGCCTTTAGCCATTTTGTGCATACGCTTCTCATGGCTTTTAACAGCCTTTTCAGCTTCTGCTTTCATCATTGGCTTGTCTTTTGAAATGTCTGAATGTTTCATAGTTGCTCCACCTTCGTTAAAACCTCTAAATTTTGTAAGGCTCGCATTGGGCATTTGTAACATGCCAGCACGAGTTTTCTGTTTGTTAATACCTGCACGCATAGGGTTTGTAGTACCGCCTTTGCGGAACTTCTTACCTTTATCTGCTTCTAAAAACTCTTCGCCCACGGACTGTGGAACGCCAGCTTTTTTGGCAAACTTAGGATTCTTGGCAACTGCTGCCATGAAGTTGTGTTGTTTTTTACTAGTTGATGGCACTTCGTTGTCCTTTTATAAAGTCGTCTAACTTAGCTTCCATACGATCTATTCTATCTAAAACTCGATTAATGTCGTTATGAACATCAGCCTTGGTCACATATTCCTTAGCAATTTCTTCACGAGTTCTATTTAATAAAATTTGAATACGGTTCAACTCAATTGACTTTTCTTTTAAAAAGAAAGCAAGCATACCAATTAAGGTTGACAGGACTAAGTTCCAGACTAGCATTTCCATCGTTTTAGACTCGCTGCTTTACGAGTCGGTTTACCGTTCTCGTCTTTCATTGGACCAGGCATGCCTGACATACGTGCGCAGAACGACTTCTTACGTGGACCACCCTCTGGCTGTGGAGCCTTCAAGTTTGATCCAGTAGCTTTGTTGTACTTAGCACGGCCTTTAGCGGTAAGCCCAGCGCCTTTCGACACTGGGAGCTTTTCTCCACGCCCTACTGCAAGAGAAGGCGTTTTCTTAGCCATAAAACGTTGTAATCGATGCGTTAGCTGGCAATACTACATAAACACCAAGATCAAACCTAATACCTTCGCCTGGTAATAATGTAGAAATAGCAGCGGTATTTGTAGTGATATTTAATGTTATACGTTCTGTACCAGTAGCGGAATTAGCAGAGGTATCCCAAAATTGAATCTCGCCAGCAGTTCCACCAGGTGCCAATTGGTACCCTTTAATTCTAACTGGTCCAGTAATAATTTTAGCGCTTGCATCTGCGTGCGCTGCTTTTACGTCATATTGCATACCCATAATTAATCTCCAATAAGGTTAAACAGGGGGCGAACCCCCA